GTACATTCCGAAGACCTCCATATCGCACAGATGCAGGGTGCACTATGTGAGGGGGCCCCCAGGATGCGGCAAGTCGACAATGGCGAGAGCGATAGCCAAGCGCGACGATCTGATAATCGCTCCCTTCTTCAAACTCAAGGACGACTACACCGGCGCTGAGGACGAGGCCGGAAAGTTCGACTACGAGTTCAAGACGGTGCACAGAGCTCTTGAAGCCGGGGGTTTTTCGCGTGTTTTCCTGGACGAGTTCACTGCTTTCAGATATGAGTATTTGGCAATCGTGGCCTACAGATGCCAGGCCTCCGACATCTTCATTATCGGGGATGAGAGGCAGACTCGTATTATTGAAGGTAAAGAGGGGCAGTACATAGGCAACCACATTGACCTAAAAAACATCTCGACGCACACGTTGGTGAAGAACTATCGCAATCCGAAGTGGTTTGTCGCCTATTTGAACGAAACGTTTGGATACCAGATGGAGGCCACTAAGGATCTGTTAGGAGCTCCGGAGTTCATGGAGGCGGAGGAGGCAGCTCAGATCGAGGGCGCGTGTCGCATGAGTTTTTCAAAGAAGACCGCTACCAACGTCTTCAAGCTCGTCGAGTTCCTTGAGGTTGACGGCTCTGGAAGAAAGCCAAAATTCACAGTCCGTAGCAATCAGGGTAGCGCCCACAACGTGGTGATTTTATACGTCTCGCACCACGATCAATTTCTTGCAAAAATGTCTGCTATGCAGATTGTTGCATTTTCGAGACAGAAGGAGAGGTTCATCCTCGTTGGTGACGACTCCTCGGTCCATCTAATGGTCAAGGGTTGGCTCACTAGAGGGGAGGAATTTCTGTCGAGGGTTGACGACTTGGCGCAACCTAAAGTCACGAAGAAGGAAAAGAAGGGTGTTGAGAAGCCCATGGTGGAGTTGGTTGAAAGTTGGGTCAAGGAGCGAGAAGAGAGGAAAACTTTGCGACAGTCCGTTCTCGCCGGCCTTTGGAGGTGGGCCCCTGGGACTATGTCGGCGGCGGGTCTCGTGATCGATTTGGCGAGTCTGCTCGTTCTGGGACATTCCTGTGGCGCCTGGACAATTGGTGCCGTTCTGGATGAGCTCGTTGCGGGTGGAACCTCAAACTCCCTGGAAAAGATCGTTGGGGTGTGGACGTTGTGTTCCGAGGAAATCGCCGAGCTCATCGAGGCTGTGCGCGAGGCGGTAGAGGTGGTGGCATCAGAGCTCGCCACCCCGGAGGTCTCGGAGGTGCGCGACTTGTACACCGCCGTACTCGTCAACGAGGCGCCAGAAGGTGGGGCGGACCAAGGTTCCGAACAGAGTCTAGTCTCGCACATGGATGATTTGGAGGACATGCTGCTGCAGGCGGAAGTGGAAATTGTCGTTCGAGAGGCCGAAGCTGCGAGTCGAGAGGCAGAAAAAACTTTGGAGAATGTGCTGGGCCCCGCTCGGCGCGCGCAGGAGGTTATGTATCCAGACGAGACGATGCCGCGTCTAAGAAAGAAAAGGGGTTGTAAGAAGAGAACACCGTGCATCGCGTCCGCTTCGTATGAGCCCACACTCGAAGCAGCGAAAGATGGAAGCCGTCTTGGCGCGCAGTTTCAGATGCACGTCAACGAGTTTTTTGGGCCGGATCTTGCTGGTCATAGAATCGGAGCCAATGTGCCTGAAGCGGTTGAGGCTCCAGAAAAATATGAACAGCCAGGCTATGACATGCACCTGATCGCGCTTGACGAAGATCCGTCCCCTTTGGAGGATCACTCGCTAAACGCGTGGCATGCCAGTCACGTTGATGTGTGCTTTGAGTCTGGGACTATATCGCAGGACATTGCGGTCCCTCTCAAGCAAAACAACAATGTTATGCCTACGTCCAGAGAAGTGAGACAGTTTACGGCAGGATGCGGGCTCAGATACTCCGGAAAGAACATGTTCCAGGAGTTGGCAACTGCCGGTTTCCGGTACATGGGGCGCTGTAAGAGGTTCGCGTGCGGAGACTCTGGGAAGGCCTTGGCAAAGAAGATGGTGCAGGAGTTCTTTTTTGAGTGCGTAGACATGGAGAAGCGTGGGCGTGTGTGCGAGGAAGAACTGCGAGGCATTGCCGAAGAGTTTGAGTTGGCGGCGGTTCAGAAGCACTATGAGGTTCAGTCGCAAATGCCCTTCGACGCACCGGATGGTGCCACGATTCGTTTCTCGATGAAGGACATCTTCAAACCGGTAAAAAACGGAAGATGTGACCTCACCAAGGTGGGACAGGGCATATCTGCCTGGTCTCGCCCCCTGGTTGCCCTCTTTTCGAAAGCGATTCGTGTCGTCAACCTGGTCTTTTCGTCGGTCCTTAAGGACAATGTCGTTTACAACAACGGCATGTCTGAGGACGATTTGATGAGAACAATTGAGGGGCTCTGCAGATCGATGCCTGAGCACATTCAGACGGCGGTCGCTGACGCGAAAGCCTATGATTCCATGCAAAACGAATTCACCCAGGAGATAGAGAAGGAGGTCCTGAGGCAGTTGGGCTTCTCGGAAGTTTTAATTGAGTGGTACTACACTTTCAGAGGCGAGTACTACATTGTGGCGCAGTCCGTTTCAGGAACGGTTAAGGGTAAGAAGACTTCCGGTGAGCCCGGAACTCTTCTGTTCAACTC